CGCTCTAAGGTTATGTGCTCACCAACTCTAGAAATCTTGTATATTTCACCTTGTGAGCTTGCCAAGTCCTGCAATGCCTTGCCTGTGTAGCGAACACCGTGGATGCGCCACTCATCATATTGGGGGGCTGTATCCATTTCTCTCTCCATATCGCCAATAAAAAGTATCTAGCGGATAGAGGATTGCGCGAATAAACATCAATCTCTTAGTTAGAATTTCACTCTCTGGATGATTGCGCCTAAGAAATACCCAAAGTTTGTCACGCATAACAAAAAGCTTGAAATGACCTGCTACCTCAGTGTTTGCTTTAGGTTTTGTGGTTTCGTTCATCATCTTAATTTCTCCATGTTAGTCATGATCTCGCCGCATTCATCTCAGCCTAAGTGTTATACAGCAATGGGGCGCTCTCTATTATCCTGCTCCATTGCATCCGACCCACTTCCGCGCCGCTCCGCTTTGCGCAAGCGGTCGGCTGAATTCTGCGTTAGGCCGCACAACCAAGCAGCTGTGCGGCCCGTGGGTTAGTCATCCTTGATTACGTGGCCAAATGGCACCATGCCGTCCATAATCGATTTCCAGTGCTGATAAACATTGCTTTCGCTATTAACCTGGCAATACGGCTCTTGCGGTGCAAACTCGAACCCGCTGGCTTTTTTCTTCTCTTCAGCCTCCCCATTGATCACCTGTTCCTATGCCTAGAGGATCGTAGTGTTCGCGGTTCTCGTAATAATCGGGATACTTCTCTACGAATGCTGCAATGTCTTTTTTATACTGCTCCATATCATCAATATACTTAGCGTGCTTGGCATCGGCCTCCTCGATGTTTTTAGCTGCTTCTTTTTGCAAGTTCTCCCACACATATGGTGAGATGGTTTTTTCAAACTTATCGCCGTATTGAGGAAATAGCAGGTTGTCATAATCAACAAGCTTTAACCCGGTCTTATTGCTTGAGTGATTCCAGCTTCTTACAAATTCCCACATAATTGCACCAGCTTGAAAGCCGGTAATTCCACCTTGCTCTGATTTATCCATAGCCCAGGCAGCAGCAATAGCGGCGGTAGCAACAGCGTGGCAAATCGTTCCATAGTCATGACTGTATTGTTCTGAAAGCTCCTTTAGAAACCCAGGCAAGGTGTCGATAGTCACCTCTCTCGCCTTCTTCTCCCAATCGGCTTTAATTTTCTTAAATTCTTCCGAGCCTTCATCAAGTGCAATAGCATTTGTCATTTTGTTTCTCTGTATCATTCAGTTAAGCGTAAGTGCAACTAGCAAAGCTCTTTATCTCAAGTTTTAATTAGGTGGCTTGGTGATTATTAATACTTCAGGGCGCCCTATAAGAAGGTGTCTCAAGCCTTCTTTAAACCCTAGTGGTGATCGCCACTTTTTAATAACCAGCTGTCACCAAGCCATGAAATATATTATCCTCCTATAGTTTTATCAAGTAAATACCCTAAAAATATCCCATCTATTCCCCTCAAAGGCTTAAAACTCTATTATATTAGGGCGAATAATAAAAAGTCAAAATAATCTATTTTAAACTGGAGATTGAAAATGGATATTGGGGATAAAGTTGTATTAACCTGCCCAGAATTTAAAGGGCTCCATGGTATTATAATTGACTTCTTTAGTAATAGAGAAACTGTATTTTTTGAAGTTGATCTTTTAGTTCCAGACCAAGTAATAGTTCAATTAATATCATCAGATTTTAAACCTGCCACAATACACTAAAATTGGAACAAATATGTTTGAAGGAAAGTCAACTGTTGAATTCCTATCACTATTCAACTCTAAAAAATTTATTTTTCAAGCTAAGGATGATGGGAGTGGTAAAAAGAATAAAGATTTAACAGACAAGTATGGAAAAATTTGGCACAAGACAGGTGAAATTGGTGAAGTTGGACCTTGGCTAGATAAGCACAATAAGGATTATTGGGGTTGTTTCTTTGCTGTTAATAATTTAGATCAAAAACTTGATCCTAAAAGAAAACGCACAGAAGAAATGCTAGTTGGTATCCGTGCTGTGTGGGTTGAGGATGATGAGAAGCGTGATGAACCAAGAGGTGATTGGCCACTCCAGCCAAATGTAATAGTCAATTCAAGCCCAGGGAAGTTTCATTATTATTGGATAACTTCCTTAAAAGCAATGGACAGAACAAAAGAACATTGGCATGGAGTTATGCAAACTCTGGTTAATGATTATGGCTGTGATAATAATGCCAAGGATTTGGTTAGGGTGATGAGGCTTCCAGGCTTCTATCACATGAAAAATCCAGATTCTCCTCACCTAGTAACTTACAAAATATTCAAACAAGAGCCATATGACTGGAGTGAAATAGTTGAAGCATTTCCACCTAGTCAAACAAGCACAAAAAAGACAGATAGTGAAGTAGTAAAAGAAAGCAATACGCTTACAAAAACAATGTCTGAGTTGGTCCAAGATTATGATGATGGTCATCGTCACGGGCCTAGCTCTAAAGCTGCAATGAAGTTGGCAAATTATGGAATTCCATCACAAGATATACTTTCAATTTTAGTTCGCATGTTTCCTGAAAAGGATAATGATCATCATTCACAATCTATTTCATCAGCGTTTGATAAAATTGCATCTGAAGGTCGCATAGGTGAATTTCTTGAAGTTAAACAAAGGAAAAAGAATGGGTCAGCGCCACATTTTGACACATCTTTTGTTAGAGGCTGGCCAGAGCCTTGGCCTATGATATTCAGGAGTTATGAAAATGCCATATATCAGGTTATCGAAGAGATTTTTGTTCCTAGCTGCTTTGCTCTCCATACTGTTTTATTGGGCAGTGTTTTTCGCACTGTTCGTAATAGGGGTCCAAATTTAAACATGCAGATTATCAGCGCATCTGGCGTCGGCAAAGATAGCAATACAAGCGAGCCAATAAAATCAATTTTAACTGCTTTGAAAATAGATGCTTCTGGTGAGATTGGTGAGAGTTTAAAACATGGCGTTGCGTTAATTGATCCAATTTACCAAAGTGTAACAGCTGACACAACCTTTCTTAAGGCGCTAGGCTTAGAAGGGAATAAAAACGGCGGGCTTATCCTTAATACAGAAGCGAGCGGGCACTGGGATATGGTAGCAAACGCCGACAACCCTCATACAGAAGGTGTTATGCGCATAGAAATTAATGCATGGGATGGACAAAACATCAGCGGTAAATTAGTTGGAAAAGATAAGTTTGATGATATACACAATCCAAATTATACATGTCTAAGGTTGCAGCAAACAGAAGCGTTGGAAAGAAACTTAACACAACGTATGATTGATATTGGATTGGGCAATCGTATTGATTATTATGCTGATAATATAGACCGCCCTGAAGTTGCGTCTGTTGATCTTAGTTCAAAGGATGTGCGTGTTGATGAAGAATATCTTAATTTTTTGCGCCATGTATTTAGTTATGTTTATGTTAACCGTGGTGCGCAGATTAAAGTAAAGACTTCTAAACCAGATGGAATAATTGGTAGATTTGAAAAAGAGGTTTTATTACCCTTAGTAAACTCAGAAGATGGAATATCAAGGGATGAATATAAATTTCTCAAACGAATAATAGGTTCAGCAGAAAAACAGGTTACTTGTATAGCAGCATACGCATTTCTTTGGAGGCTATATAATGGAGAAGATGTAAGTGATATTGTTTCAAAAAAGATTGGTGATATTGTTCTTGAAATAGATGGATCAGAATATGAAAAGTATGTATTGCCAATGATGGAATACCAGCTTAAAATGAGAAGGTATTTGTATGAAAATGTTCTTTCTACTTCTCAAGCATCTGCTGAAACTGAAGCAATTGATGAAGTATGGTCTAGGCTTGTAAAGAAAGTTGGAACAGCTTTTAAAGCTTGGCATGATATGGGCGGAATAGTTGCCACAGACTTCCATACACGGGTAAAGATGCATAAGTTCTTTAAAAAGAATCCTAAGTATAGTGACCCTGAAAAAATAAACAGGGCCATAAATAATTGGGTGAATACAAATGGCCTTGAAAAGAAAGTGATTGAGGCTGGACGCTCTAAAAAAGCATGTTACATAATGAGATAACTGGAGAATAGAAATGAGCACAGGAAAGCCTACATTGAGAGTTGAAGTTGATCTTGGATTCCTTGGCAATTACAGAACTTATGTTGCTGAGGTTGTAATTTCTGATATTGCTAAAGAGTGTTATGAGCCAATTGTTGTCCCAAGTCATGATGCTAATGGAATTGAAAGAGTGTTTTGTAGTAATTCTCGTTTTATAAGACAGCAGACAATTAACAGAAAGCATATGGCAAAATTATTAGCAGAACACCTGACTGAACATATAATGAAGTCCATGGAAATGAATGATACTGAGATGGGCTATTCAAAAGCTTAAAGGGAAAATTGGTGATGAAAATTAATGTCCCCAATTTATATAAAGAATTATATCAGAAGTCCGTGGATGACTATGATGATGAATTAACCTGCGCATTAATAGCAATATCATCAGCCACTGGTATTGAATATAGTTTGGTTAATTATGTTTTTGAAAAGTATGGAAGGAAGCACAGAAATGGATCAAATAGATATGCCATTGATTGTGTAATTCATGAGTTAGGTTTTGTTGATGTTGATATTGATTTTGAATCAAAAACTTTATTGACGATTCAAAGAGAGTTGCCAAACAAAGGTACATTTTTAATTTTTTCTACTGGGCATGTCAGTTGCTTTAAAGATGGTGTACTTTATGATTGGTGTGGTAATAGAAAATTTAGAGTTCATGATGTTATAAAATTGGTTGATTGCAATGGAGAATAAAATGAATAAAGATAATGACAAAATTAAATTGTTAAATATTAGTGGCAAAAATGAAGATTTAGCTGCTATTGAAAACCTAAAAAGAAACTTCCCAGCAGTTGTTGAGCATGTAAAAATTTTTGCTAAGATGAGAAAGGCTAGTTATGATGCTCATATTAAAGAAGGTTTTACAAAAGATCAGGCTTTGGAGTTGTGCAAAAAACTAATTGGTTGATGTCGCTTTTCAGTTGATTTTCAGCTGAAAAATAAAAAAATAAAAAAAAATAAAACTTTTTATTTCGATAAGTATATGATTCTAAAGGAAAAAACATGAAAAATAAAAAAATAAAAAATTTCGGGGGTACCCGGGTTTGCCCCTCCCTCTAAATCTAAATAGGAATCATTCGTATTCCCCCTCCTTATATTTATTTTTTTATTTTTTTAAAGGGTATATATAAGGGGTATAGAAGAAACAAAGACTTAGAAAAATAAAACGGGTTTATTTTTTTTATTTTTTTTATTTTTAAAAAACCTCCCCCTAACCGGGCTATACAGCTATAATATTTATTAACGTCCTAAAGGCAGCCTTTCAAATGGCAAGTATGTTTCCAACGCAACTCGCAATGAACATTGCGAAAAAAAATAAAATGAGGGGATTGGTTGCACAAGACTACGACTTAGTTGAAGCAATGCGAGATTTCCAAAGGGTTGCTGCAGTTAGCGATTTTAAAGATGCATTAATGATTTTTAATGCCCATATTATGGAAGGCGAATTGAGTGAAGATCAAACAAATGGACTAAAGAAAATCTACGACTTCACGGATGTTGAAGTTGATGGAATTATAGTTGATCGTGTTGGTGGAATTATGAGAGAAGGTAAGTTGGAAGCAAATAAATTAAGTGCTGCTCAAATACTAACTTCAATTAGAAGCGGTGAATCAGAAGTTGAAAAGGGTGCTGTTAAAAAAGTAATTTTTGAACTGGAGAAGCAGTAGTGGGAGTTGACAATACAGAGTTGATGTCTCAAGTTAATCGCCTTTCTGATGCTATAGACAACGATATTTTGAATACTTACTTGGAAGGAAATTTTCCACAATCTATAGAATTCAGGCTGCCACTGCCTCCAAGCCTAAATCGTTATTACAGAGTATTTAGAGGTAGATGGCTAGTCTCTAAAGTTGGAAGGGAATACAAGGAAAAGGTCAAAGAATTAATAAATAAAAATGGCCTTGATTATGGGATTGATTGTAGATTAAAAGTTTCATTGGAAATAGCCCCATCAAGAAGTGGCGAGTGGGATATTGATAATAGACTTAAAGCATTATTTGATTCACTCACAGAAGCTGGCTTTTGGATTGATGACAAATTGGTTGATGAACTAAGTATCAAAAAGTTGCCCAAGTATGCTATGGGTGAAGTTTATATGACTGTTGAAGAGATTATTTAAGAGGGCAATTAAATGGCAATACCAGCAACTAATATTATTCCAGTTCAGGCCTATCCATTGTATAAGACAACTTTAATTCAATTGAGATTAAATTTGGTTGGATTTACAGCTGATTTAGCTGCTTCTGATGCTACATATGAATATTTACGTGGTATATCAAGAACACTAAAGAGGGCAAAAAAGCAACTACGAGATTTAAAGAATGCCCCAGGATTCAATCAATTTGCTAAGGAGCAAGAGTTAGACCCACTATATAATACGCAAGCAGAGTATGCGAAATTACGTGATGCTATTAATGCTACGCTAGCATGGATGCAAGTAAATATCTCTACTACAGTGACTACTAAGTTACCAGATAATTGGGATGATAGTGATCTTATTTCCACAGTTTACACACCTATTGATACAGCAGGTTTACGTGCTGCGCTTAATCTGGTAATTGCTGAGATAGCGTAATGGCAATCAGCTATGTAGGCCAGCGCGGCACAACGTGGATAAATTCAACAGGGGCTTTATCTCGTACGTTGACATCACTGGGTGCCACAGCTAATAATCTACTCATTGCGTCACTGTTGAAGAGGGCTAGTAATGGCTCTCCCAGCGTTTCAGCAGGTTGGACATTACTAGGCGAGGCTGCAGGGGCAGGAGCCACGAATACTGTTTGGTACAGGATTGCAACTGGAGATTCTGGCGATGATATAACGGTTACATGGGGAGATGCTGGGGAGCCTCAGTTGACTGTATGGGAGTATACAGGCAATGCAACTGTCGATGTATTAGATAGTGCTGTTGCCACAAGATACGCCTTCGGCACAGTAAATACACCTGGAAGTTTAACCCCGAATTCATCCGCGGGGGCTATGATTAGTGTTTTGGGGAATCCAAATTCATTGGAGTGGAGATCTAACGGTCCATTCATTGATGTGGGCACACGTAATGCTAAGGTTGGCGGCACGTCGTACGATCCACTACAGTCAATCGCTTTAATACCTTACACGTCTACAGCAGCAATTGACCCAACTTGGTCAACAACAGATACAGGAGGTGCGGCGCTTGGGGTGCAGGCGTGTTTTAAAGAGCCTTCAAGTGGGTCAACTCCATTAATAGTTCAAGACATAACTCAATCACAAACTATTGATAATATTTTGTTGACTCAGCATAATTCACTATCTGTAAATGGAGTTGATCAAACACAATCATTAGACAATATTGATTTGTCAATTTCTACACAAATTGAAATTCAAGATACATCACAACTTCAATCAATTGATGGAATTAATTTAACTCAACATAATTCATTAGTTGTGGATAGTAGTGATCAGGCACAAACTATAGATGCGCCATCATTAACTCAACATAATTCACTAATTATTAGTGATACACTCCAATCCCAAATATTAGACCAATTGTCACTTACGCAGCATAGTATTATTGCTGTTAGTGATATAAGCCAAAATCAGGGAATTGGTAGTGTATCACTAACCCAACACAATGCACTTGTTGTATCTCCAATTGATCAATCTCAGGCCATTGAATCTTTATTATTGACCCAGCATAATTCACTTGAGGTTCAAGAAGTTTTTCAATCTCAAATGATAGACAATTTAGTGCTAGTTATTGCTGGAGTATTAGGTGTGAATGATATTTCACAAGCGCAAGTAATTGATCAACCAAGCCTTACACAACACAATTCAATTGCTGTTTCTGATATAACCCAATTACAGAATATTGAAAATGTCAGCCTGACTCAACATAATTCACTATCTGTAAGTGACATAGATCAGACACAGACAATTGCTAATGTAACACTATCTACAAGCAACATACTTGTTGTTAATGATATTAGCCAAGCGCAGTCCATAGAAAATACACTACTCACATCACACGGATTGCTAGTTGTTTCTGATATCAATCAAATTCAAAATATAGATTCTATGGCATTGACAGCCCACAGTGTTCTCATTGTGGATGACATAGATCAATTCCAATCAATACAGAATGTTAATTTAGGTTCTTTGTTTGGAGAAATTGGTGGTGTAGTTGTTTTATCAACTGCCATAGATGGAGGGGTTGTTATTTCAATCCCAATTGATGGAACAGTTGCTATTGCTGGGCCAGTAAGTTAGTTTTATTTTGTCAATGCTATTTAATTAAAAGAGGTGAAAAATGGCTAAGGTAACACATAATGATGTAATGGATGCAGCACTTAATGAGATTGCTACTAGCACCAATCAATACGTTTGTTCTGCTCAACCAACTACATTGCTTGAAGCCACTACAACTTATAACTTGGCTACACAAGCTATGGTTGGTGGGGATTACACAAATGCTGATGGCGATGTATCAGGGCGCAAAGTAACTGTAGCAGCAAAAGCTGGTGTAAGTATTACAACCACTGGAACAGCTACTCATATTGCTTTATGTGACGCAACCACTGTTTTGGATGTTACGACTTGTACAACTCAAGCACTGACTTCTGGTGGCACTGTTGATATCCCTGCTTGGGATCATGAGATTGCTGATCCAACATAATCAGATTTAAAACTTAATTGGAGAGTTATGAAATGAAAATTGAAATTGTTGAAGATGGTGGAATTAAAGCTGGAGTGAATCACCATTTAAAAGGTGAAGTGTTGATTTCTGGTGATGATGATCAAGCAGCTACTTATGCTGGTTGGGTACAAGTTGGCTGGGCTAAAAATTTGGAAACTGGTGAGCAAAATGATCGCGCTCCAGGTCCAAACAAATTGGATGTTGATTCAATTCGCCAAACAGTGGCTAGTGAGGTCAAGTAATGGCTAGTGAAGTCTATGTATTATCTGATAACTTGATCACAGTTAGTGGCCTGATCAATAATATCTCTGGACTATACATTAATGATGCTGTTATCACTGCGACCGTAACTGATCGTAGTGGAGTTGAAGTGCCAGGCTTTGCCTGGCCTTTAACTTTGACATATATTGCTTCTAGTGATGGTGTTTATCGTGGAACAGTCCCTTATGATGTTGAATTTGTAAATCGACAAGCATACATCATAAAGCTGACTATAAATGGTGGTGCTGGGCTTAGGCAATATAGAGAATGTACTGTTAAGGCAGCAATTAAAGCATGTGCTTGATGAATTGGCCAAATAAAAATGGCTAGAAATGCCAGAAAGGCCGTCAATGATGTGATTGAGGAAGTCAAGTTTGGGTTTTCAAAACCTCAGCATGACTTCCTCACTGCTACTGAAAAGTATGTAGCTGCTGTAGCTGGGTTTGGGTCAGGCAAGACCCATGCAGCACTATCACGGATAATGGGAAACATGATGGCTGCGCCTGGAATTGATCAGGCATACCTTGCTCCAACTTATCCATTAATTCGTGATATTTTTTATCCAGCAATTGATAAAATGCTTCCTGAAATGGGCCTTGATTATATAATTAATGAAGGCAAGCATATTGTAAAAATTGAAGGCCTTGGCAAGATTTTTTGCAGAACTATGGAGCGGCCTGAAAAGATTGTTGGCTGGGAAGTTGCTGATGCTGTTCTTGATGAGTTTGATATTTTGCCAACTGATAAGGCATATTTAGCGTTTAGAAAAACTGCTGCACGTTTACGTCAGAAAAATCCTACTGGTAGAATCAATCAATTATTTGTAACAACGACTCCAGAAGGATTTAAGGCAACCTACAATCTGTTTAAGAAAAAGCCTTTAAAGAATAGCAGGCTCATTCAAATGAGCACATATAGCAATGCAAAGAATCTGCCAGTTGATTACATTGCTGAGTTGATGGAACAATATCCAAAAGAATTGATTCAGGCTTATTTATTAGGTGAATTCGTTAACCTAACGAGCGGGGTAGTATATACTAGCTACGACCGTTTTACTTGTCGCTCTACTGAGAAGATTGAAGAAAATGACACACTACACATTGGACAAGATTTTAATGTTGGAAAAATGGCAAGCACTATCTACGTTGTTCGTGGAGATATTTGGCATGCTGTTGGAGAGCTTGTTGATCTTCTTGATACCCCAGCATTAATTGATACAATAAAAGAAAAATTTGGTAATCACAAAATAATTTTTTACCCTGATGCTTCAGGGAAAAATAGAAAGTCCCAAGATGCATCAAAATCTGATTTGGCCTTGCTAAAATTAGCTGGTTTTTCAGTTAAAAATAATAAAAAGAACCCTTTTGTTAAAGATCGTATTCTTTCTGTGAATAAAGCTCTTGATGATGGGTTGTTAAAAATTAATGATAAATTGGCACCAACTGTTGCATCAGGGTTGGAGCAGCAAGCTTATGATAAAAATGGCTCTCCAGAGAAAAATGGCGATGATCACCAAAATGATGCAACTGGATACCCAATAGCATTTTCAATGCCTATTAAGAAGCCTATTATTTTGGGAACTGGATTAAGAAGTGCAGTATAGTGAACAAAAGTTTATAACATATTTAACTGGAGCCCACAATGGCTATTGATTCTAAGCATCCGCAATATATTGATAATGAAAGCAAGTGGAAGTTAATTGATGATATAATTGAAGAAAATAATTTAACAGATTATCTTATTGAGCTCAATTCGCATGATACATCCAATGAGAATAAAGCTAGAAATGCTATGTACAAAGAGCGTGCTGTTTTTTATGCGCTTGCTGGACAAACTGCTAGTGGAATGATTGGAACAGTATTTAGCAAAAATCCTTTGCTTGTTGTTCCAGAAGGATTGTCATACATAGAAGGCAACATTGATGGGTCTGGTAACTCCATACATCAGCAATCGAGAAAAGCAGTCTTAAATACAACTACAAAAAGCCGTGCTGGTTTGTTTACATCATTTCCAGAAACTGATGGTGAAATTTCAAAAGAAGATGTTACAAGTGGCAAGTTTGTGGCGTCGATTAACCTAATCACACCACAGAGAATAATCAATTGGAATACATCTACCATTGGAGCAAAAACATTTTTGTCTCTTGTTGTATTTGAAGATTCTAAAGTTGAGCTTGTTGATTATGAACACAAGACTGTTGATATTTTGAGAGAGTTGTATATTGATGATGGAATCTACAAAGAACGACATTGGATTAAGGCTGAAGAGAAGTGGGTTGTGGATGAAGTTGGTGAAAGAATTCCAAAAGGACATAGTGGAAAGCCACTTACTGAAATTCCTTTTACATTTATTGGCTCTGAGAATAATGACTATTGTGTTGATAAGCCTATTATGCACGCTATGTGTTCTTTAAATGTTTCACATTATCGTAATAGTGCAGATTTTGAAGACAGTGTTTGGTTTGCTGGTCAAGCCCAGCCTTGGATGAGTGCTGTTGATCAAGACCATATTGATTTAATGAAAGCCAATCATATGTATGTAGGTAGTCGTGAAACTTTGGCTGTTCCAGAAGATGGTCAATTTGGCTTTGCCTCTGCCCCTCCCAATCCATTAGTTAGACAAGCAATGTTGGACAAAGTTGACATGATGATTGGAATTGGAGCTAGAATGATAACACCAGGTGGGGTTGCAAAAACTGCTGAGCAATCTTCTAATGAGCGTGAAACTCAACATTCAATGTTATCAATGGTAGTTGAAAATGTTAATGAAGCATATGAATCTTGCCTTAAGTGGGCTGCTATTTATATGGGAGCAACTGGTGAAATTTCATATGAAATAAATACTGATTTTGTAAAGGCATCTGCTACTCCAGCAGAATTAAAAGAGGTAATTTCTGGTTACATAGTTGGCGCGATTCCTGCATATGATTTCACTCTATATATGAAAAAATATGGAATTTTTGATGATGAAAAAAGCGCTGCGGATTATGCCAGTGAAATTTCACTTCCCAGCGGTGTTCCTGAAGGATAATGGCAACTTCACATCGACAATTAATTGATCAGACAACTCGTCATGCTGTGTATCTTGAGAGGTATAAGTCAAGCGCCATAAAGGAATACAATTCACTTCTCAAAAAAATGAGAAAGGCTATTATTTCTGAGTTAGATGGGGAAATAACAGAATGGAGCAGAACAAGGCTTGAAAAGCAATTGGTCGCAATTAGAAGATTGATGCGTGAAATGTCTGCTCCAATTGAAGAGGTAATTAGAAGTCAAATCAGCGAGCTTTCCATATATGAATCTGGGTTTGAAACCAGATCATTAAATTCAGTTGGAGTAAACTATGATTTTGATCTTCCATCTGAAAAGCAATTGTTGGCTGCTGTTAACACAACTCCACTTAATGTAGCAGGTCCATACCAAGGTTCTTTATTGGATTCACTTATCAAGGATTGGACACCAAGAAATATAGATCGTGTTAATAGAGCAATAAGGTTTGGATTTGCTCAAGGAAAAACAACAGGCTCACTGGTTAGAGATATGAGTGCTGTTGATGGCGCATTTTCTGCCTCTCAAAAGGACTTGTATAATGTTGTAAGAACTGGGCTGGCCCATACAGCCAATGTATCACGGGAAGCAACTTGGCGTGCTAATTCTGATATTGTAAAAAAATATAAGATTTCAGCAACAATTGATACAAAAACAACTTCAACTTGTAGAAGCCTTGATGGAAAAGAATACCCATTAAATAAAGGCCCAATGCCTCCTTTCCACATTAATTGCAGAACTACAACTGTTGCTGCTCTTGATGATAGATTTAAGGTTTTGGGTGAAGGCGGAACAAGAAGCGCTCGTGATCCAGAAACTGGTGAGGTCATTAGCATTCCTGCTAATGAAACTTATTATAGCTTTTTGAAGCGTCAACCTGCTTCTGTTCAAGACAGCATAATTGGGCCAACAAGGGGCAAGTTGATGAGGAATGGCGGTTTAAGTTCTGATAGATTTGCAGAGCTTCAAATTGGAAAGCGGTTTGAGCCATTAACATTGGGTGAAATGAGAAAGCTTGAGCCAATTGCGTTTAAAAAGGCTGGGCTTTAAAAGTGCCGAAAGGCTTTATTGACTGACAGTAAAAAGAGGGAATGTAATGGATAGATTGCAACGATTGTTTGGCCTTAATGGCATGAATATGTATATGGAAGGTGCTAGTGATGATGGCGGCCAAGGTGGTGGTGGATCAGATGATAGTGCAGCACAGCTAAAAGCACTTCAAGACAAGGTAAATTTGCTAACTGGAAACATTACTACGCTTACTGAAGATCGTGATAAGTTTAAAGCTAAGCATGATGAAGCAGAAAAGCATCGAAAGGCAGCAGAAAAAAAGGCAGCTGAAGATGCAGCAGAAGCTGCTAGAAAAGGTGGAGACATTGAAGCAATTGAAGCGTCTTGGCAAGGAAAGCTTGATAAGTTGACTTCAGATTATGAAGCTTCAATTTCTAGTCTCAATAAAATTATAAATGATGTAACAGTTGGAGCCACTGCAACTTCAATTGCATCAGAATTGGCACTTGATGGATCAGCCTCAGTAATTGAGCCGCACATCCAATCACGGCTTGTTATGGAATTGCGTGAAAATAAGCCACACATCACTGTGTTAAAAGATGGTAGGCCAAGTGCTCTAACTCTTGAAGAGCTTAAAGCTGAAATTGGTGAGATTCCTGCATTTGCTCCAATCCTAAAAGGTAGTTCTGCTTCTGGTGGTGGAAATGCTAATGCTGGCGGTGGAGGGGGTAACTCTGGTGGAAAGCAAATGAAGCGCAGTGATTTTGATTCGCTTAACCCATTAGAAAGGTCGAAGTTTATTTCTGAAAAAGGCGTTGTTGTAGATTAATTTATTTTACTTCAAAATTAAAATAAGGCTTTACCCTCTTCCTAACTCGTACTATAATTAGGGGGAAAGGTAAAGCCCTATCTTTTAAGATTTGATAAACTGGTCAGTGGCCAGTTGCTTGCCAAAAACTTCAAGTGATAGCAGTCTGTGGCTCTATCCCAGGTCAGTGGCCTGATAATGATTAAACTATTTCATTGTCAGGACATTCCAATTCTTTGTCTTGGCGCAACATTTAAGAGGCAAAGAAAATGGCAAATACCTTAACTGATCTTGTTGGCGAAATGTACAACGCACTTGACGTTGTTTCCCGTGAACAAGTGGGCTTTATTCCATCTGTAACTGGTGACATGACCTATGAGCGTGCAGCTGTAGGCCAAACTGTTCGCTCTCCTGTTGCCCCTGCTGCTAGCGCAACTGATATCACTCCAAATGTAACTCCCCCTGATGATGGTGATCAAGTTATTGGCAATGAGTCAATGACAATCAGTAAATCACGTCGTGTCCCAATCCGCTGGAATGGCGAAGAGCGCCTTGGTTTGTCTAATGGCGGCGTTCAAATTAATAAGTTGTTGAGTGATCAGTTTGCTCAGGCTATGCGTACGCTTACTAATGAGATTGAAACTGATCTTGGTGGACTTCACATTCATGCTTCGCGCGCATATGGAACGCCTGGTACAATTGCCTTTGCTACTGCCGGCGATTACACAGATGCATCTTTACTTGCGAAGATTCTGAAAGATAATGGCGCGCCAGGAACTGGTAATAGTTTGGTTTTGAATACAGCTGCTGGTGCAAACATGATTGGTAAGCAATCTCGCACTGATATTCAAGGCCAGGATTCAATGCTTCGTCAAGGCGTTCTGCTTGATACTGCTGGCTTTGCTATTCGCGAATCTGCTGCTGTTGTTTCAACTGGAACAAACATTATCACTGGTGATGTTACTGTTACTGCTTTAGAAGCAATTGGCCAGACCACAATTAATGTAACTACTGCTGCTGGCGCTGCTGTATCTGGCGTAGCTGGTGACTTCATTACTTTTGCTGGTGATTCTGAAAAGTATACATTAGCTGCTGATGTTACAATTGGTGCTTCAACAACTGGTGATATTGTTTTGAATGCTCCTGGACTTCGTTCTGCTGCTGCTGCAACAACTGTTATTTCTGGGGTGGCTGCTTCTGACCGCAACATGGGCTTTTCTCGCTCTGCGATTGCTTTGGCAACTCGTGCTCCAGCACTTCCAGAGCAAGGTGATTCTGCGGTAGATCGCATGATCATTACTGATCCAGTATCTGGCTTGTCTTTTGAAGTTAGCATGTACTTGCAATATCGCCAAGTTCAATTTGAAGTAGCAATTGCTTGGGGTGTTAAGGCTGTTAAGAAAGAGCACATTGCTGTTCTTATTGGCTAATTTGTAAAGCCATTAAAGGAGGTGTGAAAACACCTCCTTTATCAAAATTATCTGACAGAGGATTTTAAAATGACTAAGTTGAAAACTGTAAAAGTTGTTGCTGATAATGAACATGGATTCATGATCATAAATGAGTGTGATTTAGGTAAAAATCAAAAGCTATATGAAGCTAAAGCTAAGCCTGGTAGCGAGTCGAAAGACTCTACCCCTACCCCTAGCCCTAAAGCTAAAGGAACGGCTAAGACTAGCGACGACAACAGCTAATTAATAGCGATATAAAGAGCTAAAGAGACTAACTTTATGGCCATTATTGTTGAAGATGGATCAATTGTTGCTAATGCCAATAGTTTTGTGTCAACAAATGACTATATTGATTATGCTTTAAGCTTAGGCATTGATGTAACTGTTGATATTGATGCTGAAGAAGCAAATTTGGTAAAGGCAACTCAATATATTGCTAGCCATGAAGCTAATCTGAAAGGAATCTTGGTTGACCGTGACCAGACCACTCCCTATCCACGGACTGATTTGATAATTGAGGGTTGGGGCTGGGGGTTTGATGAGATTCCAAGGCAAGCTATTTTAGCACAAATGAATATTGCTATTGATTACCATAATGGAATTGATCCATATAATCCAGAAGTAAACAGAGTTGTTACTGAAGAAACTGTTTCTGGTGCAGTATCTGTTAAATATAAAGGTGGAATGCCTTCAAAAGCTAGTAAGCAAACTACTTCAAATGCACTTATGTCATTGCTTTTAAAAAATAGTGGGTTGTTTTCTGTTCCTTCGGTGCGCAGATGAGTGATTTTTACACACTTCTTGCAGCGACTGCATCCAGACTCATAGAAGAGTATGGCTTTCAAGTAACTGTAAAGCGTACGACTGGTGAAAGTGTTGACCCTGTGACTGGGGATATTACAGCTGGAGTTGATTCATTAAATATAGTGAATGGAATTTTTAAAGAGTATTCAAATTCATTAATTGATGGAACTAGAATCCTTGCTGGTGATAGGATGCTTGTTCTGGATAATTCTTTTGAGCCGCTGCCAACTGATAAAGTTTTAGTTGGTAATGAATATTGGGATATTATCCCTCCAATACTTAGCAAATCACCTTCTGGGCTTCCATTGATTTACTTTGTTCAGGTCAGAGGCTAATGGGTTTTGCTGCTGACTTAAAAAGATTTGCTGATAAAACTGAATCAACAGTTGATGAAAGTGCGCGAGCAATAAAAATAAAATTATTTTCAGATATTGTTGAAAATACTCGTGTTAGGACTGGTCGTTTAAAAGGAAATTGGCAAACTAGCACAGGAAGCCCAATTGGTGAACAAATAGAACGTCCTAGTCCAAATGGAGAAGTTGTTAAAGAAGAAATTCAAAACAATGTTACCTCAAATGGAATTGATTATTTAACAAACAATCTTCCATATGCAGAAGTATTTGAAGAGAAAGATGGAATGGTAGCAAAAGGGATTCAAAGAATTGATCGTATTGTAAAGGAAGTGTCCAATGGCTAATGTCCAAATAGATCAATCCTTGATTAAGCACTTTATTGACAGTGCTTTCGGGCTGCCTATTGCTTATGAAAATAGTGAATATGATCAAATTCCTGGACAACCTTATGCTGAATTGATTGTTCTTCAAAATGATACCACTATGCTAAATTTAAAGCATACAAATGAAACAGATGGGTTGTTTAGAATCATCCTACGATACCCCACAGATAAAGGTGCTATCGTAGCAAAAACAATGGCGCAAAATATTTTTGATGCCTTTGTGTTAGGGTCGCGTTTGACTTATGGAATCACGACTTTGACAATAGTGAATCATTCAAGGCAACAAGGCGTGCCCGAGGATGGTTGGTACAAGTTAGTCCTTTCAATTGGTTACAAAGCATTAATTAGGAGATAGAAAAATGGCAGATGTAACATTATCAGTGGGTACGCAATTATATGTTTCAGTGGCAGAGCCAGCAACATATGATGCTGCGGGTTTTGCATTGCTTACCTGGACTGAAGTTGGTGAGGTTGAAAGCCTTGGTGAGTATGGTGGTACTGCTAGTATTACAAACTTTGTTCCACTAGCAACTGGAATTGTTAAAAAGCGCAAAGGTAGTATTGATTATGGTACTATTGCTGCTGCAATTGGTCGCCTTACTGGTGATGCAGGGCAGGCACTTTTGAAAGCTGGTTTTGATGGCGCAGACAAATATACAGTTCACTCATTTAAGATTTTGAATGCTGATACGAAAGTTGCGTATTTCACTGGAGTAGTTGGTAGCTTTACATCATCAGTAAATGATTCAAATTCTGTTACAATGGTTAATTGTAATATTGAATTGGATAATGCTGTTTTGACTGACGACTACGCATAATTGTAGGCTAGTAATAGCCTATGGGAAGGGCAGTGGCGCTGTCAGCGTTGCCCTTCCCAACCTTATAAAAATTCTGACAGCACCTATTTACTGACAGAGGTGTACCATGGATTTATCTGAAATAAATGTTCCAGAAACTGCTGAAATACATATTGAGCACCCAACAATTGGAAAGCTATATGCTGATGATGATCGCAAAAAGCCTATGGTGATTGAAGTATTTGGCCCAGCTAGTGATGAAGCAGTAAAACAACGCAGAAAAGCAACACGCAATGCCCAACAATTAATTGCGAAGCGCGGTGTAAAAGGGTTGGCAAGTCGAAGTCCTGAAGACTCTGAGGAAGATGATATTCAGCGATTAATTGCTTTGACTTCATCAGTAAAGAATTTGAAATACAAAGGCAAGGTAGTTGATTTGAATAGTATTGAAGATTTATATCGTGACCCAAAGATGGGGTGGATTGTTGATCAAGTAAAAGAAAAGCTTAGTGGCTGGGAAGATTTTTTGGCATAATGCTGGATGGTGCCCTTCAATATGTTGGGCACCTTGCTTGGTTATCTGCAACCCCTAAAAAGGAAAAGGTTAATAGAGCAGAAAAATTAAAAGATTCAGCATTTACGAATTTGGAGCCTGAAGTAGATTGTATTTGGTTGGTTGATTTAGCAAGAGATTGTGGATTATATCAATCAAATGGAATGGGAATAATACCAACTCCATGGAGTGAAATTAAGTCATGGATGGAGGTCACCCACTACCACGGAATTTGGATAGCAGAGTCAATGAGATTGCTAACGGAAAAATATGTTAATGAGTATCATTTATCTAGTGATCCAGATAGACTAAGCCCTATGGATGAAGACATTACGCTATCTTCAAAAAGGGAATTGGTCAACAAGCAATTTGAGTCCTTAGTGAGAAAGCACAAATGACTGATGTAGCAAGCCTAGTAGTTGAAGCAGACTCCAGACAGATCAAATCACTAAATCGTGATTTGGATGGAATGGTTACGTCTGGATCAAAGGCTGAAAAAAGTGCTGGTAAATTAACATCTCAATTCAAGCAAATGGCGATTGGTGCAGCTGCTATTGGTGCGTCATTTGCCATACTTGTTAAAACTATTGATGCACATCGTAAATATACATCTGCGATGAGTGAGCTTTCTGCAATTACTGGTGCTGTTGGAAAAGATTTAGAGTTTTATAATCAACAGGCTAAACAGATAGGGGAGACTACAACTCTCAGTGCCTCACAAGCTGCAGAGGCTTTTAAACTTATAGCCTCGGCTAAGCCCGACCTTTTAGAAAGTAAAGAAGCCCTAGCGGCGGTCACAAGGGAAGCAGTTACACTAGCAGAGGCTTCTGGATTAAGTATGCCAGAAGCTGCCAAGGCTTTAGGTAGCTCATTAAATCAATTCTCGGAAGATGCGGATCAAGCCTCAAGATACATAAATATTCTTGCGGCTGGTGCTAAGTTTGGAGCTTCAGAAATTAATGATACTTCAATGGCCCTTAAAGTTGCTGGGACAGTAGCATCTGGCGTTGGACTTAGCTTTGAAGAAACTAATGCTGCTATTCAAGCAATGGCTTCTGTTTCAATAAAGGGAAGTGAAGCTGGTACTGGATTGCGTGGGGTTCTTTTGAAACTTTCTACTCAAACCAGATCAGAATTTAATCCAGAGATTGTTGGGTTGTCTACTGCCCTCAAAAACTTAGCTGGAGCCAACCTATCCACCACGGAAAAAACAAAGTTGTTTGGCCTTGAGTCAATTACTGCTGCAAGTGCTTTGATACTTCAGGCAGGAACTATTGATGAGCTTACTGAAAAATTAACTGGAACTGATACTGCTTATGAGCAAGCTAGTGTAAGAGTCAATAATCTTGATGGTGATATAAAAAAGCTTGACTCTGCATATGAATCTGTTGCCCTGACTATGGGTGAGAAATTTGATCCAGCTTTGAGATCTATTGTTCAATTAATAACTTGGTTGAGCAAGCCAATAAAAGTTGCAATTATTGAATTTACTGATCTTGGTGATTTACTTGGTGCTGTAGTTGCTGCTGCTGAAAGGGCTTTGCATTTAGACTTTAGTGGCATGAATGCAATAATGGAGGCAAGGAAAGCACAAAGAAAGTCTGTTGATGAAACTATAAAGGCAATTTGGAAGGAAGAGGATGCGCACAAAGAAAACAAAGATGCTATCACAAAAGAAGCAGAAGCAATTGAAAAGAAAAGAAAGGCAGATGTAAATGCTGCAAAATTAGCTAAACAAAAACTTGCTTTGATAAGAGAGGAAATTTTAGCAAGAAAAGAATCAGTTGATGAAATAGGTAAATTAATTGATGTGCTTGATCCTGCTGGTGTTTTGACTAGGGAGTATGCACACAATTGGGAGCTTATTGATAAGGCAATTTCCAGTGGTGATATGGGCACTAAACAAGCTAATGAAATGAAAGCGGCCCTTGTTGATCTATTACAAAATGGATTAAGCCCAGCAAAGAAAGAATTTGAGGAAATTGGAGATACAGCTAGCAATAGTTTGTCTATGGTAGTTGCTGGATTTAGCTCTTTGCAAAGCGTTTTTAGTGAAGGATCAAAAGGCTTGAAGCTAATGAAAGTTGCAACTGACGTTGCTAATGTAGCTTTGGCAACTAATGCTGTTTTGAATCAAGGAGCTGGTGACCCATACACCGCTTTTGCAAGAATGGCTGCTATGGCTTCTGCAGTAGCAGGGCTTGGTGTTTCAATAGGTGGTTTCACTGGTGGCAGCGATGGTTCAAATTCTTCTGAACAGCGCCAAGCTTCCCAAGGGACTGGAAGTGTTTTGGGTGATGCTGCTTCAAAAAGTGAATCGATATTAAGGGCTGTTGAGACGACGTCAGAAGCTAGTGAAAAAATTGTTAGTATAAATCGTGGTATGCTTGATGAGCTTAAGGGACTAAGGTCTAGTATATCAGGAGTTGTAACATTAACAGCAAGAGCTGCTGGAAACACAAATATAGCATCCCCAGAAACTGGAGACAATATATTTGATGGAACAGGCAGAAAGCTTTTTGACGTAGCAACTCTTGGAATGGGAGATGAAATACTTGATGTTATTTTCTTGGGCCTTGGTGATGAAATATCAAGTCTCATTGGTGGAAAATCAAGGAAAATTGATGAAGGCATAAGGGTTATGGGTGGGAATATCCAAGACTTGGTTGAAAGCGGAATTGTAGATGCCTATGCAACTTTTAAAGTTAAAAAGAATATTTTTGATGACTATGATATTGAAGAAAAGTTCCAAGGGATGGGTGATGATGTAACTCGTCAATTTGGGTTAATATTTTCTGGCATAGTTGATTCGGTCAGTGAAGGCGCAGCTTCCATTGGTGTTAGTGGGGTTGATATCCAAAAGGCTCTTGATGAATTCTTTATCAACACAACTAAAATAAGCCTTGATGGCCTTGGTACAGAAGATCAAAAAGCTGAATTAGAAGCAGTGTTTGGAAAAATATTTGATGATTTGGCAATAGCTGTTATCCCATCGCTAGTTGATTTACAAAGGGCTGGTGAAGGAACTGGTGAAACACTAGCAAGGGTTGCGACTGACCTTCAAGTCATGGAAAATGCAACAGAAAAACTAGGTTTTACTGTTAGCTCAATCGGAGTTACTGAAACTGCAAAGGCAGCTGAAAATTTAATTGAGCTTGCTGGTGGAATTGAAAAATTTGCTAGCAGCATTAGTGGCTTCGTTGATAAATTTGCTAGTGAAGAATATAAAATTAAAAGCAATGCTGATGAATTTGAAAAGTCACTATCACAAGTTGGGCTTTCAATTCCTAATGCAAGAGATGGATTTTGGGAGTTGATGCAAGCTCAAGATGCCTCTACTGAATCTGGGGCTGCTGCTATAGCAACTTTATTGAGGGTTCAAGATGTTGCTGATAAATATTATAGTAATCTTGAAGAAGCAGCAAGAATAGCAGAAGAAGCATCTAGTGTTATTGGTGATGTAGGCGACTCATTTTCCAGGACAGCTGAAGATGTGCCATCTGTGATAGAGGATACTGGCCAAGCCTTCACAGATTTGATAAATATTCTTGATCAAGCAATTTCAGAATCTGTTCAAGTTTCTGATACTGCATTGAATAAATTGAGGGATTCAGTAAGAATTGAAAAAAGTGAAATGACTTCTGCTTATAATGATCTTGTAAGTCTTAAAAGCTCATCACTTAATAATGAAATAAATGCAATTAAATTTGCATCTGATGAAAACATTAAAGCTATAAAACAACAAGAAAGTGCCAGATTAAAAGCAAATCAAATGGTTACTAATGCTGCAAGAGCAGGGCTAAGTGATATATCAAAAGAAATAAGCGGAATTCAATCTGCTATTAAGAAGTTGAGTGGAGCTGGTGGGAGCCAGCTTGATCAACAGAAAAAGGCAATTGAATTTCTTTCTAGGGCAATTTCATCTGGTAATTTATCTGGGGTTGGAGCTGCTGCTGATGTTGCATCTGGGATTAGTGAAAGTCAATTTGGCTCTTCAAGTGAATATGCTAGACAGGTTGGCTTGACTAAAAATCTTCTTTTAAGAATTGAGGAAAGTGGCCTTGGTCAAAAATCTGTTGCTGAACAAACAATTGAAAGGATGTCAAATCAAACTTCTGTAATAAGAGCACAATCTGCAAGAGAAATTGAGATTTCAAAGGAGCTTGCAAATGAGGCAATTTTAGAGGCTGAAAAACGTCATGATGATGAAGTTAAAGTTGCTACTGAATTTTATGAAAGTGAGATTGCTAGGCTTGATGGTATAGTTCTGTATGCTGAGGAGCATGTTGGGATTCTTAGGGGGATTGATGTAAGGGTTCTTTCTGTAGAAGAAGCCATTCACCAAATGACAAATGTATATTTGAATGAAGCATCTGCCCGCAGAAGGAAAGAAACTGCTGAAACACTTGGCCCTAATGGAATTAGCAGTGGTCTTGTTGATGAGATTAGAGGGTTGCGAACTGATGTAAATAATGGCAACCGCGCTATTGCTAAAAACACTTTGAAAACTGCTAAAGTGTTAGATCAATTTGATGGTGATGGCATGCCTTCTGATAGGGGCTTTTAATGAAAGTTATAACGCCATCAACAATTGATGATTCTGCTCTCACAAGAACTAATATTTCTGAGGATGATGCTACTGAATATAATCCTTCAACAACTTATGACACTGGTGATACTGCTATGCTTGCTGCTTCAAATAAGTGGTATGAAGCATTAGAAAATGGAATTATTGGTGTGTCGCCAGATAGTGATCCAATAAAGTGGCTAGACCGTGGTGCAACTCGTCCGTGGAGGATGTTTGATGCTATAATTGGAAGCCCAACAATTGGTAATGCAGCTATTCCAGAACACACAGAAACTGGAATAAGTGTTGATGTGACTCCAGCAAATCGTTTTCGTGCCTTGGCAGCTTTTGGGTTGGATGCTTCATATGTAGATGTAAGGGTAATAACTTCATCTGAATTAGCATCTGATTTGACTTCATATGTAGATCAAGCTGCCTTCTTAGTTGACTGGACAATTGGCTCTGGGATTACTTTTGATGCTGTTAATGATAAGATTGATTTTTCTGCATCTAGTGGGTCTGCAAATGAAACTGTTGGAATTTTAGTTGATGATTCTGTTCAGCCTGATTATATAGTAACTTTTGATGCTACTGTTTCTAGTGGCTCTATAAAGGTTCAGCTTTATGATGGAACTTATGTTGATCAATTAACAGTTGCTTCAACAGGAAGTTATGAAGTTGTTGTTGATCGGTCTCTTGTTACAAGCAATCAATTATTTTTCACTGGTGTTTCATTTACTGGCTCAATAGAAAATATATCAGTTAGACAACTTACATATAATGAAACTCATTTTGTAGGTGATGATCTATCTGCTCCAGATTGGTATAATTGGTATTTTGAAGATATTGAAAGAAGTGATACATTGGCAATTACTGATATGCCACTTTCTTCTATTGGTGATGTAGTTAGGGTGAATGCTAGAAAGGGAAGTACAAACGCAACTATAGGTGAGCTTGTAATTGGATCAATTTCTGACCTTGGAATTTCAATTGAAGGTGTCAGCGTAGGGATAAAAGACTATAGCAGAAAAGAGGTTGATGCCTTTGGGAATTTCATAATTACACAAAGAAGATTTGCTGATATAATGTCAGTTGATTTCATAATATCAACGCAAGACAATTACTACATCAAGAAAATCTTAACTGCACTCAGAACTACTCCAGCAGTATGGATAGCAGAAGAAACATACAAGACAACAATCATTTATGGATACTACAAAAGCTTTGATATCATCATAGCTGGTGAAGATGTATCTGATGCATCAATTGAAATAGAGGGTTTAATATAATGGCACATACTCCAATCACTGCGCTACCAGCCGCACCTTCACGGACTACAGACACTGCAGCTGAATTTAGCACAAAGGCTGATGCTCATGTTGCTGCACTTTCTACTTTTGTAACTGAGATAAATACAACTGGAGTTTATATTGATGGAGTTGCTGCTGCTGTAGATGCAGATAAAGTTTCATCTGCTGCCTCTGTTGTTGCTGCTGCTGCTGAAGTTGTAAATGCACAGGCTGAAGTAGTTAATTGTCAGACAGAAGTTTCAAATGCTCAAGCAATTGCTGATGCTGTTGAAAGTAATTTGAATTTTAAAGGTGCGTGGTCAAGCCAAACAGGTGCAGCAAATATCCCATATTCAGTGTCTCATAATAATACTTATTGGCAATTAGTATCTAATTTGGCAGATGTAACTTCTAGCGAGCCGGGAGTGGCCAATGATTGGATACCGTCAATAGGCGCTGCTGTCTCAGGTGACATTGGGTTATTCAGTATTGATTCAAATCCCGTTGGTTGGGTGGATGCTGATAATACTATTTATCCTATTGCAACTTACCCAGGCATAGCAACAGCCCATCCAACATGGGGTGATTTATTTGAGACACAAACATCTATTGAAACAGTAAGCACAGTAACATCTGTTTATGCTGATGACACTTATGTTTATTATAGCATTGGCACAAACTTAGAGATTGTGAATAAAGGAACATTCACATCAGTAACAACTATTGCTGTGGGTGCAAACATTAATGCTGTAATTGTTGACTCTAACTATGTATATGTATTAACAACATCATCACCATATTTGAAAGTTTACAATGTTGGGAGCTGGGGGCTAGTAGGAAGCACCCCCACACTTGATGGCATTACTTCGTCAGGAGCGAAGTGCGATCAGGACGCAACCCATGTATTTATACCAATGAATGGTACAACTTATGAGATGCAAGCAATAAATAAGACTACATTGCTAATTGATGCAAACATAACAACTGGTACTGGGACTGGAACTTGTGTTACTAATGATGAAACTTATGTTTACTTAGGTGATTCAGCAGCCCCATATTTTAGAAAAATATTAAAGTCTACTTGGGCAGTTGAAGTGCCTGTAGAAGCACCTGCTTCTAATGTAAATTCAATATTCAATGATGGTAGATTTGTTTATATCTCTCAGAATAATACGCCAAAAGGCATAACAATATTTGATAAAGGCACTGAATTCTTTTTTGAGTCAGAAAAATTCAGGATGATTGAAGATACGACTTTGACTCACATATATGGTGATGACAATTTTATTTATGCTAGATCATCATCAAATGCAATAGGGTCGTCATATTTGGGTGTGTTTAGAAAATCAGATTTTTCTTTATTAAGTACATTGCCTGATCAAGGGTATGGCCCATATGGCATGGCTTTTGACTCTGACTACATCTATTCAACTCAAAACATATCACCATTTCTTTATGCACTGAAAAGGAATGACGGCGTTGAGTTCCAAGTTCCACTATTGGAGTCACCTGTTCACGGTATGAAATACATGGTCAAGGAGTAGCTGAAATGGCGCAAATATATAAAATTGACAAAAACAAAGTTTGGACAGGTGAGATTAGAAACACTGGCTCTAAAAACGGACGAAGCCCTAATGAGGTTAGGGTTCAACCGCCAACTCTTCAACAAGGTGAGTTTGCAAAGTGGAATTATGGATCATGGGAAATACTAACTGAGTACCCATCCCCTGTGCCGCCACCAATTATAGCTCCCAATAGCGTTACACGTTTGCAGTTTCTACGCGCCCTTGCAAGGAGTAATAGATTAGGTGTTGTAAAGTCCAGTTTTCAAGGCAACAACCCTAATGATGAAAATAAAGTAATTTTTGATGAATGCTCTTATTTCACCAGAGGTTCAGAAGCAACAACATTAGTACAGGATTCTTTGAATCTCACAGATTCACAGATGGATGATTTATTCATTCTTGCAGGATCAATATAATGAAAGGCACATTTACAGATTTAATTTTAATATCGTTAGATAAAGATGATTATTTCAAAACATTTAATGTCACGTTGTATATTCGTGGGGGTTTTCAATATGAAGTTGAAGAGGGGTTTGAAACCAATTTAGCCAGCATCCCAAGGGTGGTCCGAGGTGTTTTCAATCGCATGGGCAAGAGCCGTAAGCCTGCTGTATTCCATGACCACATGTATTCGAATAAATGGGAAACTCGCAAAAGATGTGACCAAGAGTTGCGCCACATGTTGATTGACAGGGGAATGAGTAAATGGAAGGCTAATCTATATTATGCTGCTGTACGTTCAGGTGGATGGACAAGGGGCAATTGGTAATGGACAGTAACCTGGAAGAAAGACGTTGTGAAAATTGTGATGAAAAAATAACTAAGGTTGCGCAGAGAGTTGATCTTATGGAAAATGAACTCCATAGAATCAAAGAGAATCACGGCAATATAGTGGGGAGGTTTGAGACACATATGGAAAAAGAAGAGACTGCATTTAAAAGTTTTTATGCTGCACTTGGCCAACTTGAAAATCGTATATCAACAATAGTAATAAATGGATTAAAGGATATATCGAGCCTTAAGGAAGCTGTCCGTGAAGAGATGGGTGAAGTTAATAAGTCTTTTATCACACAGAAAGAAGCGTTGGTTGCTGTTTCAACTGCTACTATTGTTGCTGGCTCTATCGCGTTTGTTTTTATTAATTTCGAAACTGAGTCTGTTCAAGATGATGTTTCGAAAAAATTAGATATATTAATAACCGAAATGAGAAAAGGTTGATGGGTGATATATCAAAGAATTTTAGCAGACATGAATTTGCTTGTAAATGCGGTTGTGAATTTGACACTGTTGATATAGAGCTAGCCCAACTTTGTGAAGATGTTAGAGAGTTTGATGGCAATGATCCAAAATCTCCATCAAGTGGCTGTCGTTGCAAAAAACATAATCGAGATGTTGGTGGTGCAGAATTTTCCAAACACCCATTAGGTATTGCTGCTGATCTTGAGTGCAATAATCCTGTTAAAGTTTATGAAAAGCTTTGTGAAAAATACCCAAACAAGTTTGGCTTTGGGCTATATCAATGGGGGGTTCATGTTGATAGCAGAAGTGGAAGGCCAGCGAGGTGGATTGGATAATTTGGCCTTTAATATAGCTCCCCTATGCTAATCTTTTTAGATAGGTAGGGGAGCTATAGAGGATTATAAAAGATAGGATTAAGAATATTTGCTGATTTTATTATTTCTTTTCATGAACTCTTCAAGCCCTTCTTTTATTTCTTTTATGCCTCTTTCTTCACTAATTTTTGCATAACCAACTATTTTATTTTCGCCATTTGACAAAGTGTAGTGAAAATCTTTTCCATCAACATTACTATTTATAATTCTCCATTTACTTTTCATACTATCTCCAAGTATTCTTAAGCTTACTATAAGGCTATCTTTTTAGCCTAGCCTTACTATTACTTTTTAACGAAGTCCTTAAGGCTAAGCTAGGGATTAGAAATAGGGCTATTCTTGTGCCTTATTTCGCCAGTCTGTAGCAATAGGGTGGAATGGCTTTCCATCAGAAGTAAAACCTGCATATTTAACAGAAACCATTTTGCCAATGTAGTCACATGGATTCCTGGCAACATGAATTTTTTGTTCCATATTTCCTGGGGCAGATGTATAAAATACTTTGCCACTTTTCATTAAACACTTTAGGCGACCCCAGCCATCAACTGATTCCAAAACACCAATTACAATGTATTCATCATCAAAAAATTTCTTAATTTTTATGACTTCTTTTGATCTTTTGCCATCTTTATATCCAGCACCATCAAGCCTTAAAATCAATCCTTCATATCCATCAGCAATTGCACAATCAAGCAAGCTTGGGATGTCTGATGGATTCATCACTGGCCAAGTTTTTGCAATTTCAACATATTTACCTAATTTAATTTCATTTAAATCCAAAAATCTATGATGGAAAGTGTCACTTGAAATTAAATCATAAACAAAATATTTTAATAGCTTGCTATCTTCTTGTGGTCTTTTTATCAAGCTGGATATTTTTTGCAATTTCATTCCATGGATGTATAGCTCACCATCAAGAAATTGGCCCTCTTCAATTTCAATGCCATCAAGAATGTGATCAATGCTGTTGATCAAATTTCCATTCCTTGAATATGCAATAACATCTCCATTTTGCTTTGTAACAACACAGCGATGGCCATCATATTTATATTGAAGTAGTGATCCTTTGTAATCAATATTTTTACACTTATCAAATCTAGCAGCGAGCATAGGCTTTAGCAAGCCCAGTTGATTAGTTGGCTTGTGTGCCTTTGCATCATCAATATTATGAGTGTATCCTTTATCAATTTTTGATTTTATTCTTGAATTAAATCTTGAACAAAGCTGTTCTTGGCGAGTTCTTCCACCAATCCCATATGGAACTGATTCAAACTTTGATTGAACTGAGCCACCCAACACTCCATGCTCCATTATTATTTGAAAATTTTCAGCTCGTATCTGCCAAACTCGAATGCCGCCTGTGGCATCTTTATAATAAAGGCTTATTGGCAATATTTTCCCATCAAACATTTTTCTTCTCCCACTCATTCAAATTCAATATTTCTTTTACTGTTATCATTCGCCAATCACTTTTGATAGAGCCTTTTACCATAACCCAAGTCTCACCTTCTTTCAAAGTTTCTGATAAATGCTGACCATTTAATTTATCAAAATCTTGTGGGCTTATCATACACATAATTGAATCAGTGTCATCTTCAACATATAGCTTTAAATAGAATTGATTTTTATCAACTCTTTTTCCACCACGCTTTTGTATTGATTGGTAATCATTTCTGTCTCTTAAATCTCGACTAATGACTTTGCCAATTATATGACAATCTCCACTTTCAATTTCTTCAATAAGCTGAGGTGGCTTTCTTAATCCAAATTCTCTTGGGCTATCATATATTTTCCCCCACCTATCTTTGCAAGGAAATAGAGAAGAAAATATTGTTTCAGGATTCATCAACATCTTTACCATTGATGGTGTAAATGGCAAGCCTTCTGTTCTTCTTTTTATTATGTCTCTGGCCTTTTTGATTCCAATGCCCTTAATTGTCATCAACCCACCAACTAATTTTCCATCTGCTATTGACCATTCTTCAACTGAGTTATCTGGGTCAATTGCTGTGTACTCAATGCCATCATTCTTTACCATGTCTCGCAGCAGCCTGAGTGCTGAGTCCTCATCACGGGCATTATTTAAATTAGCTGCTGCAAATTCAAGTGGGTGGTGAGTTTTTGCCCAGGCAGTCCAATAAGATATAAGAGCATAACTCACTGCATGAGATTTGTTAAAAATCCATGATCCAGAATGTTGTATATCTGACCACATTGTCATTGCATCTTCAATCTTGTACCCATTCTTTTCTACTGCACCATCTATGAACTTATCTTTGTATTTTGCAAAGAATTCATCACCAAGAGATTTTGATGCTGCTTTACGAAGGTCAGAAACATCTTCCCAACTCATGGCACCAATCTCTTTTGCCATATTCATCATCTGCTCTTGATAAACTGTTACGCCAAAAGTTTCACCAGTTATTTTTTCATGCAGTTCATCAAAATAAACAGGCTGCTCTTCACCAAGCTTGTGTTTTATATATTTATTTGTTCCACCTGAGTTCATCGAGCCTGGTCTTGCTAGTGCAGTTATAGCAACAATGTCATTAAATTCATAAACGCCAATCTGTCTTGTTACAAATTGAAGTGCCTGTCCTTCAAATTGGAATATGCCTGACCACCTACCTTCTGTTATTGTTTCAAATGTTTTCTTGTCATCAAGTGGCAAATCATAAAATGATAGTGGATCAAATCCTGCTAACTTAGCACAATCAGAAAGAACAGCAAGTGTTCTTAATCCAAGAACATCAATCTTTAAAAGGTTTAAATACTCAGCCTCTTTTTTATCAACCATGATCATATCATCGCGTGAATTTACACCAGCATAATTTGCTATTGAGTTGTTACAAACTATTATGCCAGCAGCATGAACACCAGCGTGACGAGAGTGATTTTCTATCTTTTCAACTAACTTCATTGATGGATATTTTTTTAGAAAGTGTTTGCCAACTTCAGTTGTCTCAAAAGTATCCATTATGCACATAGCAGCACGAGCATCGCCACCACTACGCTCAATGATTGCATCCTTTACATCAGCAGTTTCATATGGTGGTATGCCAAGTCCTTTTGCAAATTCACCTATTGCAGATTTTGGCTTTAACTTTGCTATTGTTGCTATGTGCCCAACTTTGTCTTCACCATAATCTTTTACAAGTTGCTTGATAACATCCTTTCTTTTGTTGTCTGGAAAGTCAACATCAATATCTGGCAAATCTGCACGATTGATATCAATGAAACGCTCAAATATTAACCCAAATGGGATTGGATCAATCTCAGTTATGCCCATCAAATAACAAACCAGCGACCCTGCTGATGACCCACGGGATGGGCCAACAAATATGCCTTTTTGCTTAGCCTTTTTGATCATATCAGCAACAACAAGAAAATAATCACCATAATCTTTTTCTTTGATTAAATTCAATTCTCTTTCAAGTCTTTCACTATATTCTTTTTGTTTTAAGTCAATGCCTTTTTTCTTTGCGCCATTTTTAACTAATGAATTTATATTCATCATGCCAGTGTATTTTACCATTGGCGCTTTTTCTATTTCAAAATGCTCACATTGATCTGCAATAACATGCGTATTGTTAATTGCCTCTTCATCCTTCCAAATTCTGAACCACTCTTCAGTTGATAAAACATGTTGTGGATATGTATGCTTGAAGCCATTTTCTGAAAGTAACTCATACACTGGCTTGTCAATTGGAGTTGGATAATAATTATTATTCATTGCAACTTTTGGAATACCAAAGTCTTGATCTGCTATAATCCTTGGTGTTGAAGCAGTTAGTGCTATATAATCAACCCTCATCTTCTCAGTAAAATTCTCAGCAATCACAATAACATCAGGTGAAATTTCTGCAAGATCATGGACATCAATTCTTGGCCAATAATGATGCTGCTTATATGCCAAATCAACAAGTCGGTATATTTCACGAAGCCCAGAAATATTCTTTGCAATGAAAACACAAACTGGCCCGTGGTATCGCTGGCGGCCTTTCAAAGTAGCATCTTCAACAACCATCAAGCGAACGCCATAAATTGGCTTAAATCCATGCTTCTTTGAGAGTTGTTCTAGCTTTACATGGCCAAATGTATTATTGATATCAGCCACACCCACAGCAATTCCATTTGAGTATTTGTGAACACCATCAATATAGCCATAGGTTTTCTTGAATGAATATTCAGTCCTTAATGCTAAATTTAACATTTCTTTCATTTCACAAAGCCTTTTTCAGAAAGCCATTTATAACATCTAACAGTAGCCATAACATCATTTTTAGCGCGATGAGCGCCATCAAAGTGTGGCCTTCCAGTTGCTATTTCATGAAGCCTAGATAACTTCAAACTTTTATTTTCAATAGGAAAGCTTAACTCTATTGTACAGTCATTTCTAGGCGGCCATGGAAACTTGTATTCCAATCCATGTCTAGTTAATTCCCATTGTAAAACTTCAAGATCAAAAGTAGCATTGTGAGCAACTGCTGTTTCAGCACCAAGAAAAAATTGAGCCAGTTCATCAAAAATTTGAATAAAAGATGGCGCATCTTTTACCATTTCATCAGTGATGCTCGTGATCTTAACAACCTCTTCAGGAATTGGAATTGGCGGCTTTACAAATGTTTCAAATTCACTAACCATATTCCAATCTTTATCAATTCTAATTCCATATAATTCTGTTATAAAAGGTTGCTGAGAAATGTCAGCAGCACTAGGTTGAGTTAGGCCAGTTGTCTCTGTATCAAAGATGATAAAATCACCATCAAATGGCATTGTCATTTTCATTCCTTTATCAACTGTGTCATTAAACACATATTGCGTTCAACCACACCAATGATGATATTGGTGCCAATGTGAAATTTCCACTCAATTTTATTCTTATTGTAGTATTGATTATTGAAAAGAGTTTTCCATGTTTCTTCTGTGAATGAGTGCTTGTGGTCCAAATCTTGTGCCTGTAGCAAAGATGAGTAGTATGGAACAACAATGTTGACTACACCACCTGGTTTTAAAACTCTCTGAAATTCTTGAAGAATTTTTACAGGCTCTTTACAATGCTCAAGAAAATGATAAGCGTGGATGCCATCAATAGAATCATCAGAAAATGGCAAAGCATCTTTATCAGCATCCCACTCAGGATAATCAACTCCAATTGTTCCTTCAATGTGAGTATTCCCGCACCCAACATTAATTATTGTATTGAATGGCCCATTTGGAAAATCAAGTAATTCTGGTATATCACGCTTCATGCCTAACTTGAATAATTCTTGTACATTCATTTTTCTTCTCCATATTCCAATTCAATTAAAATTTGCAATGTGTGAATTGCTTTTTTTAAATCAGCCTTGCCATTTTTATTTCTGTGCCTGCAAATGTATTTTATTGCTGCGCTTTCAGCACCCCCAAGTTCATTTGCATGGCAAAATTCAATTGGTTGAATCTTCATATCCTTATAGTGATTTCCATCAATCTGCACATCAAGTGCCTTTAAATTTTTATTGTTATTTTCACCACCTCCCATCAGAATGCTCCTTCAGCTACTTGAAAACATGTTAGCCCTTGATCACGCCACATTTTAACAACAGAATCACGATCATCATATGCCAAGTGTGGATTACAACCAATTGCCCTTAAATAATCTAGCATTTCTTTTTTAACAACATAATCAGAATTATAATTGCCTTCTGGTCTCATGAGCAATATATTTGGCTCAATGTTATTTTTTTCAAGCCAATCAATAGTAACCTTTGAATATGTTGAAAATCTACCTGTACAAATTATAATTTTGTGGCCTTGGTCTTTGTGATACAAATACATTTCATAAACTCCTTCAACAAGGCCATCTAAGTGCATTTCACTATTCCAAGAATCCCAATCTGGTTTTTCGCCCTGTAAGTATCCACCTGTTCCACCACAAAGTGTGCACTCATGTTCATAGCAACACTGAATTTCCATTGCTGGTTTGTTCAAGTGATGTCTGCGATGTCTTACATCAGCCAGCGTTCCATCTAAATCAAAAATTACACTTTTCATCACATTGTTTTCCCGTTCTTGGCCACTGGCGTAGCTTCATGTCTAGTTCTGTTAAATTCCCTCTTTAAATTTCCCTTTGCAATAGAAAGAGCATCAATTTTAACAGTATGCTTTTGCATTGGGCACTCTGTATAGCGTGGGAAGCAACACACACCAGTATTAACACAATAGACATTAATGAAGTCTTCTGCCCATGGATGAACTTCAATGATGGCATCCCGCATAGCACGGAACACATCTTGATATTCACCTTGTGCCCGTGTGCATAGTCGCGTCTCAGCCATTTGTGCCATTGTACGCAAGTTAGCCTTCATGAAAATGTTTGTGTGAATGGCAGTGGGCAACACACCACGAGCATCTTGAATTTGAATGCCACCTTTTACCATAGTATCATAATCATCAATTGAATTTGTAATTGACATATCATAATAACCTTGGTGCTCTTTTTGCTCAAAATCAGGTGAGTGAAATCCTGCATCACTAACATCAACTGTGCGCTGTGATTCTTGTGCAAATGAAGCAGTACGGGTGCGTACCAATTGATGTGTAAATGCTCGACTAACTTCTTCAATCATGAAAACATAATCAACAAACTCCCAAGAGCTTTTGATTGTATCTCTCATGTATGCAAGTTCTTCCATCTTGCGTTCTTTAGGCCAATCATTAACAATCTCGTCATTTTTTAAACGAGTGTTTTTTGTCATAAGAAGCAGATCAACTGCATTTGGTGTGTAATTTACCAGTGTTACTTTCATTTTATTTCCTCCAGTTGTGCATCATATAGCCCTTTGTTCATCAATCTTCTAACTTTGTAAATATCATCATAAACATCATCAAGTAGAATATTTTTCCATATGGCAAAACGACCTAAGCTATAAATGTTAAAATCACTTGAAAGCTTATAGATAGCATTTTTGCGCCAAGCATCACTTATTGGTGCTATCTTGCCATATTGTTGCTCTGTCTTTTTACCTTCAATATCACAAAAATCTTTTGCTCTGAGTCCAAGGCTCATTCCAACTGCGTATATATCATTGTCTTCAATATCACCTACTGATTCAATAATCAATTGGTTGCCAGTTAGTGTTGCTCTATAGACAGACAAATCATGATCTGGATAATAAATAGTTTGGTGAACATCACAATCTTCAATTTCAAATCTTGTGACATTGATGGGTGCGTGGGAAAAATCTTGATCAAAATCAATGCCAATGGCCTTTAACAGAATTGGCATTGGCATTGTTGAAATTATTTTTTGATCAGAGCGCATTGTCACTTGCTGATCTTTTGTTTTAATAACAAGTGGTGTAATTTCACTTACAATAGAATTAAATTCAATCCTGCCATGGCACATTTCACCAAGCATTAAATGAAAATCAGATGGGGCAATGTAGCGAGTAACAGCATCCAAATTATTTATTGAACGATCAAGAATTTTGCCTGTTACTTTTTGGCTATAAAGATTTGACCACCGTGGTGCTGGAGGCACTTCAGATGATTCATACCAAATAGCCTTTCGCACTGTAACTGGTTTGAAGTCTATGCCAAGAGCGCAGCTAATTTTATCATCACGGAAACGCAAAACTGCTTTGTGGTGATTTGGAATTTCATTAGCAGCTTCAAGAATATTAGCTTTTGGATTTAAAGCCCCTGCCAAACAACCAGCCATTCCAGCTCCAAGAATTATCATGTTATCACCTCATAGTTAAATAGGTCTATATTTTCTCTCTATATAAAGCTCAAGGGAATAGCCCTAAAAACGAAAATCTTAAGGTTGACCAGATATAGCCTTCCTATAACGCCGATCTTCGGGGATATCCCCTTATTCTTTTATATATAGGCGAGTATAGAAGTGTTATATTTTTATTCAAATCTAAGTTATTGATTTTATTGGATATAGCCAATTTCAAGTCTTTAGAATTAGTCTAAATTGAATTATTTTGTGGCTTAAGTAGTTGATTTGTAAAGAAAAAGTGAAAAAGTTCAAAAATAGTTGTAAAATTGCTTTACTTTCAAAGTTCAAACCACTAAACTATTTGTAAGTTGAGAGAAAAACCAAAAGGAGAAAGAAAATGAAAAGCCCAACTAAAATGAATATGGAACAACTTTCAAACAATATGGATCGCACAATCCATACTCTTCAAACCACTCACAAAAATGATTCTCTGGATAATGACAGAGTTCAAATCAGAGCTAAAAGATTTGATGACTTAAAGGAAGTTTTTGTTGAGTGTGGCTATTGGATTCTATATTGCAGTTTTAATGATATTGATCCAAATTCTGATGGCTTTGATTTTGTTGGAGGTGAGTGAGGTGACAAGTGAAGCATTGAGGGGTGATATAAAAGGTTTTTCTTTTGGTGATAAGCTAAGGCTGTATAAGGAGGTGCAAAATGGGAATTAAACAAGCAATAATGAAGTGTGGTGGGATCAACAGTGATGAGGCAGATGAGTTGATTGAAAATGCAAAGTCAGAATTGCAAGATCACCTTGATAATGGCGACATGGAATCTGCTGAAGAAATTTGCATGGAGCATTTTGGACTTGAGCTAGACTACCTAATGGAGTTGATTTAAAATGATCATAGCAACTTTCAAAAGTGATGTGAAATTAACAGATGCCAGAGACTTAGCAGAAAAACTTGGCATAACACTAAGCTTTAAGATGGTTGGAAATAGTATGAGAGTTTGTTTATATAAGCTATAGACTTGTAGTGTAAAATGTAGTAGGAATTTATTTTGTAAAATAAAGTAGATTTTTTGATCCAAATAAAGTAGTATTAAAGACTAATCCGAAGGGGATTAGATAAGGCTTAATTTAAACTGGAGAGTGAAAATGAGTGAAAAATATTTAGTAAATGGAAACTTTAAAGCACTGCGTTCTGGTGAATTTGTAACTGCTTCTGTGGAGGATGGTGAATTTATTCTTACACAAGAAGAGGCAGAAGGCTTTACAATAGCCACCCTCACAGAAATTGCCAATGCTAATAAAATGACGGTGCCAAGAAAAGTTAAGCATGGTGACCTTGTAACCGGGCTAATGGCCCACTTGAGTGAACTTAAACTACCAAAGGTAAATAAAATGACTGACACACAAATTGTTGAAGAAATTGTTGATGCTGGTGTAGCAGCTGGCCAATCTGAAGATGAAATGCTGGTTGAAATTGTAAATCGCGGTGTATCTTTTAAGGCTGCTGGTAAGCTTTGGAAAGCTGTGATGGAAAATAAGGGCTATGCTGCAAGCTCAAAGACAGTTGCTGAAACTGCTGCAACAATTCTTGCTGGTGTTGAAGATGAAGATGGCAATGTCATCGGCTTCTCTCCAGAGTCTCCAGAAGATGTTCAAGAAATGGTTGAGCGTATTGTTGGTGAAGTTGCTGGCTCTACTGAAAAGCAGGCGATGGCTGCTATTCGCAAATTTGCCAAAGCAAATGAAATTGAGCTACCAAAAGCTAAAGGTGGAAAACGCGGTGGTGGCGGTTCAGGTGGTGGCATTCAGAAAAAGGTTCAGGATTGGATGCTGGAAAATCGTGATTGTAATGCTGAAGCGATCACTGCTCAAATTCAAGTCCTCAAGCCTGAAATCACTGAAGGTCAATTGGCCAAGCACGTTGCATTGGCAACTGCTTCTCTGGAATTTGCTCGCAAATTTGCTAGCTAATACTTTTCAGTAGTTATTAAAAAGCCTGGTTAATCCGGGCTTTTTTACATCTTTAATATCTATATTAGCGTTTTATTATTCTAATCCTAAGCCCTTCCTAGCGCCTTTCTACTCTATCCTATAGTAGGCCCTTAGTTTTATTTAAACGCTAGGCTGCTGGCTTCTGATTAAGCCTGATTAGAATTTCGCGTCCTCTATAGAGGGAAATTTCCCGCTATTCTTTACTAAAATAGACTTAGGCTTTCGGAGTATATCAACGTTAGCATATAGGGCTTTAAGGTCGCTTGGTAGCTTATCTCTATGGCCTAGCCAACGCCACTTAACCCAATTATTTGCTGTTCGTTTAGCGTATCCAGAGTGGTCATAACAAACCCATTCACTAAAGGATACTAGACCAGTGTTGTATGTAACTCTAAGGCTGGATGGACTTCCTTTTTTGGAGTGTATTGAATATGAAACTGATTTAACATCAAGCCACTCTTCCAACTCATGCTCTTTTTTCACAACATCTTGATTTGATGCAGTCATTGATATTTTTTCTTTAAAAATAAATTCATGACCACAACCATCACAAAATTTAGCAGAGGGGTGACATATTGAATCACAATTGGGGCAAGTTTTTATTACTGCTTCACCAGTTCCATTCTTGCCTTTTTGAATTACCTTTACATCATTAATTGGGCCAAGCTTTGCTGTGTTACCAGCAAAATCCATAACAAAACAGAATTGTTTTGGGCCTGCTTCTATAGCAGCAAGGCGACCTTCTATTGTATCAAGATCAAACCCAGGGGCATAGACCACCCTCAATCCACGGCCTATCATTTGAACATGTAAAACTTGTGATTCAGTTGGCCTCAATAAAACTATTAAATCAATTTGCGGAGCATCAAAACCAGTAGTTAAAATATCAACATTAACAACTGCTCTATACACCCCTGCTTTTATATCGCGCATCACTTCATCACGATTCTCCATCTTGGAGTGAACACAGGCAGTTTTAACTCCATTGAAATTTAAAATCTTTGATATATATTCAGCATGTTCAATGTCTATTGCAAATAGAAGCCAAAGCTTGAATTTCTTTCCATATCTTAAAACTTCATCAATAGCAGCCTTTGTTATCTCTTCTCTTCCAAAAGCCTCTGATAATGCTTTAAGATTAAAATCACCACCTGTCTTTTTTATTCCAGATGTGTCCCACTCTTCTTCAGTTTTCTTTGTTATTAATTTTGAAAGATACCCTTCATCAACTAAGCGATTGAATTTTTCAAAGTCTGATAGATTGTATGAAATGTCCGTGAAGAGTGCGCCATCACCCTCATGTATATAACCATGCCCAAGCCTAAAGTTGGTTGCAGTTAATCCAACATAAGTACACCATGACATTTCACTTAAAAATGTCCTATACATCCCCTCACCCTTTGTTGGGATAAGGTGGCATTCATCTATTATGATTAAATCAAAATCAACAAATAGCTCAGACTTACTATAGATGGATTGTATCCCTGCTACTGTTATTTTCTTTATTGTTTTCGAACCTAGCCCAGCAGAATACAGACCTATATCAATTTCAAAATAATCCTCAAGGGCTTTGTGATCTTGTTCAAGTATTTCTCTGACATGAGATATTACAAGAACTTTCTTTATGGGGGCGGCAGTTAAATATGAATCAATAAATCTACATAGAGTGTGACTTTTGCCACTTCCAGTAGGCATAACAATTAATGGATGGGCCTCTGGCTTTTCAACCAGAAGCGCCATTGTTTCACTTACTGCTTCAGATTGGTACCATCGTTCTTGCATATTACAATTTTCCAATTAATTTATTCACTTCAGGTGAATAAAATTTTTCTTTTACTATTGATTCCCAAAAATGATAATTAGTATTTTTTATTTTGACCCATAAATCTTTAAACTCTGGCAAATCACAAAGATATGTATATTTTTCATGTGCAGCTTGCAATGACCAAATTTCTTCTTCTGTTAATTTTTCAACCATTACAACCCCCATCCTTTGTGCCAAAATTCACAGCCAATTCGCTGCTCATCTGTGGTAATTTCTTTTTCGTGATAAGAGCAAGACCACTTGCCTTCATTTTCAAGATCAGAGTGATCACAGGTTCTGCAATTTCTATCTGGTGCATCACCTTCATGACAAACACCTTTTTTGTCACACCATTTACATTCAAACCAGGTTGGCCCGCCAATTTTTTCAAGCGGTGCTTCACTCATTACAATATGCTGTTCTTTTTTAACCAAGTCACCAGCGTATGTTTTATCAAATGAAACTCTTTCATAGTAGCGCGATTCATCATTTTTATTTGTAACAACAAATAAAGCCCTAGTCAACCCAAGCCCTAACATATAACGCTGCATCTGACCATAGTAAGTTTCATTTGATTGTTCAACCCCAAGCTTTTGAAACTTTTTAAAATTCTTATCATTAGCAGATTTAAATTCTGATAAGTGTTCTGTTTTTGGAGCATCTGGGACTCCAATGCAACGACCATCTGTGTGACCAAGTGCATGACCAGCAAACCCAACTATCCTTTCCTGCTCTTCATCAGGATTGCCAGTAATTGGAATCGCAATTCCATCTTTATCCCTGCGAAAAAAATCAATTCCAATTTCACTTAGGTCACGAATGATTCTATGCTCTTCCCAATGACCACGCTCAAAGATTCGGTTGACCCTTCTTGGAATTTCTTTTTTAGCAACCCAGTGAAAGCTATACCATAGTGATCTCATACAAGGCCCACCAAGACCACTCATTCCTAAGTATGGCCTTTGCTTACTGATAATCTCCTCACCATCACAGGCTGCCATGATGCCTTTGATTCCTGTTGTATTTTCTGGTAATTTAGCCATTTACACCTTCCTTTTCTGGTAATTTAATTTCTTCTGCGCGGTACTCACGTCTAGCACCTTCACCCCTAAACGACACAGCATAGTCATTTAGACTCCTCCAGAAAGCCAGTCTACTTTCTACTGCCATGGGCTCTACATACTCAAATAATTCCCAAGGAGACCACACAAGCTCACTACTAAAATGACAACCATTGTAGCATCGGCGCTGAGGATCAGTGTTTATCAATTCCTTGGCTCTTGATTGAATAACCATCATCTTAACCTCCATTGATTAAATTTTAAATTGACTTTCTGTTTGCAGATTCTACTAAACACAATTGCAATTAGTACCTAAACGCTTGTGACAACTTGGCTGCTAATTACTCAAATCACACTTACAATTGCTGAAAGCCAATTTAAAATTTTATCCAACTACATTGATGATGAAACTACAACTATTGTTATATACACTATAATTGCTGCGCAAAGCATTTTCAAAATTGTATATATAGTTGATAGTGAATTTGATATTGTTTTAATTTTCATAACACTCTCCTTTAAAAGTAGCGCATTTTCATGCGCTACTTTATTACTTTAAATTTAATTAATGTTGATTACTCTTCCCAGGCTCTTTTACCACCTGATTTTGAACCTTCTTTTGCATTTGAGACATCTTTCTTGCTTTTTGAGCCTGAAGTGCCAGATGGGACTGCACCATCATATTTTTCAAAAGCTTTGAAAGTATTTTGTGCGTCATACTGAGCACTGGCTGGCTTAATGCCAAGCTTTATTTTCATTGGGATTCCATGAAGCTCTTCAGAATCATTGATGCTAACTTTTCCAACAGCTTTACAGATTGATGTCAGAGTCTTTTGAGAAATTTCCACTGCTTGGGCATTTGGATTTTTGATATTCAAACCTTCAAAAAGAGTTCGGCCATCAAATTCACCACCCATGATCTTAAATTTCAAATTAAGACGCAAGCCAGAGTATTGATCAGCTGGTAATTCATCATTGCCGTTTTTTTCTTCAAGCGCCTTTTTAGTTGGTTTGATTGTTGACTCTTGAATCATAGATACATACCAATCTGCAGGCAGCACTTCAAATGTGCCCATTTCTTCATGTTCTTCTGAATTAAACGCACCAGGTAACATTGCCATTTTTATTTCTCCATTTTAAAATTAAAAATTCTCACTACTGAAAGGGGTAGTGATTCCCTATAAATTATTTGAATCAGTTGCCTAATCACTAGACTTTTTGTCATACTCTTCTTTTGAAACTTCAACCAACCCACCAGGTGCATTATCGCACAAATCTTCAAATTCAGATGACATACACTCACCATATGAATCTGATTCATCATGATACCAATACATCAAAGAATCTGATTCAGGCTCTTCAGCCTCAGACTCTTCTGAATTTGTTGGGGCAAAATCAGGATCATCACCAGCATGAATCTTTGAAAGAATCTTTTTCAAATTAGGTGGTTCATACATGCCCAATTTACCGCTGCGATCCTTGGCTTCATACATGATATCACGATTGGTTTGGATGACACGATAATCTTCATCATCTTCATCTTTTTCAACCATAATTGCAAAAACTTCATCAAACAAATATGGCACTTGAGGTCCAAGTTTGTTGCCTGGCATTGATGGAACTCGTAATGTAATACCAGTATAATCATCCTTTACCATATCTTGTTTGGCGGTCATGATTACATTGTAACCAGCCAGATCACGGAAGCCTTTGATTAGCCCAATTACACGTGCTTGAAAAGCTGGGTATGATTTCCGTGGATCAGCGCAAGCATCAAGCTCAATTTTCAAGACTTGCTCAGCAATATCAGAAATTGAATCAAGCGCAATCCACTGAAATTCTTGATCACCATCATTGCGTTGTTGAACAAGATAATTGTAATACTCTTCAAACTCATCAATGTTTGTTATCTTAGCAGTCTTGATATAGCTTGGTGCACCTTTCAAAGAAAGAAGGCCGCCTTCAACATTCAAGATCAAAGTTGGTGCACCAGTAGTTGCACAGAGGGTTGTTTTCCCAGAGCCTGCTAGTCCATGGACTAAAATTTTAACGCCATTGTCTTCAATAGCATCATCTACAGTTGTAATATTAATTGCCACTTGTTTTCTCCAGTTGTTTAATTAGTTTACTTAATCAAAAGTGAACAGGCTGCTCATTATTTTTAATTAAAGTTTTATTCAAATCTTTGCGCCTTTCAATAAAAAATCGTCCAATCATTCCTGGCTTTCTCCCAAGCCCTAGTGTTCCAAACTTGTATCCATCATCATCTGATCTAATGCTTTCAGATAATTTTGTTCCAGCAGGATTCTTTTTTCCAGATGGCTTTTTGATTGCTGGCTTTCCAATAGAACGCAAATACTTTTTCTCTTTGGCTTTCATGCTATCTCCTTTTGTTCTTCATACCACTGTAAGTAACTAAAAATTTCAACCTTGTCTTTTGCACCAAGGCTCTTGAAAATTGCTTTCGCAATTTTATTGTGAACTGAATCTCCTTCATTAAAGTCACCATGCTTATCAATATAGTACATTAGTGAAACTTTTGTTAAAGGCTCTCCAGCATTATGTGGATCAAACTCTGGAACTGATTTGATCAAATCCATAGTTGAAACACACAAAGACAATTCTTTCCACTCAACATCATTGATATTGTAGTGCTCTTTCATTTTAACCTCCATTAAAATGCTACCCGCTACATTATATACTTCGGGAGATGGTGATTAAACTGGAGGCAAAATCACCAAGCGCATACATCAGCGGCGACTGAGTAGCGGGTAGCTAAGTTCTATTTTAAAAGCCTATTTAGTTGAAGTAAATACCACAAAAATTAAAATATATTTTTGTAGTTTTCTCTATAAACTTCTCTTGGAGTTTTACCATTCAAAAAATGAATTCTATTTTTTCTTTTTGAAATTGAAAATTGACTTCCATTGCTATCTTCCCTGCACAACTCAATAAGCTTATCAAACCACTCATCATAGTTTTCATTCTCAGACTCAAGTGCAAGTATAATGAACCCAAGTATTCCATTTATAATAATAACTATTGAAGAAACAAAAGCATTCACTGGAACTGATAACACAAAAGCTGTTGATAAAATCACATAAATTACAAATGCCCTAATTATGTTACGATCATCTAAACTAGAAAGGAATATCTTTGCCAGTTTTGATTTTTGTTGCACCCAGTTGACTAAGCATTTCTTCATGTTGTATGTCTCCTTTATAATATCTACAAAATGCAGTTTGCCCTTGAATTGACGCTTTACTTCCAGACCTATGTGGGAATGGAAGTGAGCCACAATTACAAGTTCGCTGTTTATCCCTCACCTTATCACGGTTAAATGGGTGTAACTTGCCACCGCACTCGCAACTGACTTTGTGAATATCAATCTGTCTTTTGAAAGTAATTTGCTTTCTGTGTTCACTTCCGCACCTATAAGTGTAGCTCATTATTTACAAAGCCTTCATTATTCATCAAACTTTTTACAGTATGAAGCTAGTTCATCTGCATTCACACCAGTGGCTTCTCCTTGTTGTCCTGAGTGGTGCGATATTATGCTACCTTCAAAAATATCCTCATTGTTAAAATCTTTCCAAGGCGCTTTTTTCATACTCATCTCCAAAATATAAAAATTAAATCAAGCGGACTAGCCGCTTATTAAGGCGTTATATTTTTATCTGACTCCAGCGATCACACCTCTTTCAGATAACCATTTTTCACTTTCGTCGGCCATTTCAGCAGTGATTTCGTCAAACACATCTACCATTTCGCAACGGGCTTTATGTAAACCAGCCAAGATCATTTCATCGCTAAAATCATTCGGTGGCGACATTGCCCTAGCTGTATCAACATCAAGTTCGCACATTGCTATTACTCTATTCAGCTTCATAGCCAAGTCCTCAGTTAAAATATAACCAATCATCCAAGTGGAGCGGCTAACTCGCCGCGTGTTTCCTGCAAGCGCAAAGTGCGCCCACTTAATTCAACTGTTATGCCTCAATCTCTAGTATTAACCACTGGCCAATAAAAGACTTAAGTTCTGCGATTACGTCATGCCCTCCAACATTCAAGTCTTCATCAGTCCACAGATAGCCTGTAATCTCAGAATATCGAGCACCAAACAAACAATCAGCTGAACCCATAATTTGTCTTACAAAATCTTCTTGAGCCTCTTCTTTTGTGCATTTCTGTTCGGTGATCCAATATCTTATGGTTACGTTCTTTCCGCTTATCCATTCAAGCTCTTCAGCTAGTGGCTCTGAGCAGGATGATAGAAACAAAATATCACAGGCCTCACCGTGCGAGTGCAAGTAGAGCAATCCTTCGTATGTTTTCATTTTTTAATCTCCAGTTTAAAATAAGGCATAACAACAGCTTCGAGCGTGTTGTCTTCAACACAATCAGGTCGTTTTAGCACACCACACATGCATTCAATGACTTCAGTTTCGCTGGTGGGTCAGTCAAGTTCAACATACTCAGTAATTTCTGTAATCAAGGTTTGTATTTCTTCCCAATCGCAACTCATAACAATAAATTCCAGCAGATAAGCTCCGCTTCGCTGCGCTTAAGCGCTGAATAGGGGCGTTAGATTTCTCGCGTCCGACCACGCATAACAAGCGCATTTGAGTCAGACAAACCTGCCTCGGCGAACTTTCTGGCACCCCTCTCCTTAAATATCTCTAAAAGCAACTCTTTTGATGGCATCATATTTCCTTAAGCTTGCTATCCAACGCATGCTGCTCTAAAACCAATCCAAGGTGATGGACAATGCTATTCACTTCACGGCCTGACCCATCTTCTAAAAAATATGAGCCATGGGGCTGGAAAGTATTTTTCATATCATTAATTATGTCTTCAACTGCAATTCCAGCTTTAAGCTGCTTTGAATATGAAGTCATTAAAGCAATAATCCACTGAAATGATTCCATTTCTTTGCTATTCACAAACATCCATTTTACTGTGTCCTCACCAACTATTGTAAAGTAAATTGAATGTTCAGATACAGATTGCGCCTTTACTTTATAAGTCTTGCTTGGAATTTGCATCACCACTCCTTAAAATTCTATTTGGGCACTTTCCTAAATTTGGAAATAAATACTCATAAATAATTGATAGAGTTTTGTAAGTTGGCTTTGAAATTTTCCCTCTCACAATTCTGCCAAGGTGCCCATTTGAAATCTCTGCTCCCATTAATTCAAGATCAACTTGGACTTCGAATAATTTTCTTTTTTTTAACTCTTTCCTAACAAGCTCCACTGCACCTATATATGCAGGGTTATATTTTACTTTTTTAGTCAAGCCCCTGTCCTCTCTTCAGCTATTTCAATTACCTTATTGCACATATCTTCATCAAATAATCCAATATGACAACTAGATGGCTTTATTTTTAACCTATCAGCAAGCCAAGCATATGCCTTTTTTCTTGACTTAAAGACTTTCTTTTCACCAGGCTTCCAAAGTGGATCAAAAGAATAATGCGCCCTTACTCTTTCAACTCTTAAACTTGAATTTGCTAACTTACCAAGTGGAACATCTGTTCCAGGATGGCAACCAACATAAGCATCACAAGGCACACACTCCCAGAATTTCTTTTTCCATAAATCTGGCCTTCCTGGGTATAGACCTTGACCAGTAATTAATTTTGACTGCTTGCCACAATAATTACAAGTTACTGTTTCAACATTAACAGCAGACCTAAGTAAACTTTCATTTTGTTTGAGTATATTATTCATCACTTGATCACCTCAAGCTTCAAGGTTGGGGCACTAGGCTTTTCAACAATATAAACATCAACTTCTGCTTTATCAATATCATCAAGTTTATTATAAGCAGTTTTGCTGAACTTTACATCTAGTGGGAAGCAATCTTGGACTTGAGGTTCCATCCCATCACGGTCTTCAAGCAAATCTTCTTTATCTTCAATGCTCGTTGTAACCCCTTTTTTGCCTTTTAAAGAAAAACCGCCAATTTCTTTATCAACCTTGCCATCTTTTTGCGCAAATTTATTCACAATCTTTTTTCGCAAAGCCACCTCATCAGCCTTTATTTTTTTCAAAAGCTTAGCAAGGCGATTCCACTCAACAATATCTTCAATAGTTATATCTGACATTTTATTTCTCCAGCTTAAAATTGATTTTAATTATTTTCCAGTACTTCCAAACCCGCCTTCACCACGTGAGCTTTCATCAAAAGAATCAACAATATCAAGCTCACACTTAACAATAGGAACAAATACTAATTGGGCAATACGCTCACCAACTTTAATTTGGTAAGATCGTGTACCACGATTCCAGCATGATACAAAAATCTGACCTTGATAATCAGAGTCAATCAATCCAACTAAATTTCCAAGGACAATGCCATGCTTGTGACCCAAGCCTGACCTTGGCAAGATTGTAGCAGCAACGCTTGGATCATCAATATGAATTGAAATTCCAGTTGGAATCAATAATGTTTCACTAGGCCAAATAGTTGTATCATTATCAAGACAAGCTCTCAAATCAATTCCTGCAGAGCCATCAGTTTCATACTTGGGCATTTGAATCTCATCACCCAGACGTTTGTCAAGTATTTTTGTTTTAATTTTCAATATAATCACCTTTTATTCATACAGTTTTAAATTGCATATTATTAATCAACTCCATCAATACACTCTCGCTCGTTAGAGATAATGACCTCTATTGGCTTGTTGTCTTTCATTAACCAAGCACAATCGCCTTTATTGAATTTAGTTTCGAATTTCATTTCTGTCTCCTATTGTAATTCGCGCCTAACAACGGCAATTAAATCGGACAATATGCCGCGTTGTTTCTGTGTGTAATTTGAGTTAATCGTTCTGCACATTGCCGTTTATTGCTGACGTTACAACACCCTGCTACATACACATTGACAAAATTGACGTATACCCCTGTTATGCTGAACAGTCCGCATGTTTTCATTTGATGTTGTCGCTGTTACGTTCAAACCGCTCTTGGAATTTTGCGTCAACAGTCACTGGCCATGTCCAGCTTCCTTTTGGATATTCAGGGCACCGCAAGAACGCCTGCAACTGGTCGCACTCTTTAAATTCTTTACCACACACCGCGCATTTGCTTTTCATACTTACTCTTCTGCATAACAAGTGCTTCAAATCGGATTCCTCTACACTACGCTGTTGATGCACAACGTTATGCGTCAATGCGCTCTAAGGTTATGTGCTCACCAACTCTAGAAATCTTGTATATTTCACCTTGTGAGCTTGCCAAGTCCTGCAATGCCTTGCCTGTGTAGCGAACACCGTGGATGCGCCACTCATCATATTGGGGGG